GCCGCCCGTTTGAGGATGTTGTCGGCGTCGTTCATCCGGTTGGAGATCAGGTCCTGGAGCGAGGTCACCGTCATCAGTTCGCTCGCGCCCCAGAAGTAGCCGGGGGTCTCGTTCGGACAGACCTTGGTGAACGGGTGCTCCTTGGGGATGTCGGAGAGGTTCCGGTGCTTGAGGTTGCCCTCCAGGATGATCCCCGGCTCGACGTAGCGGATGGTCGTCCAGTCCTGTCGGGCGTCGTCCAGAACCCAGAGGTCGTCGACGCGGATAAGGCTCTGCGACACTTCGGGCGCCATCATGGGCATGGGCGTCGCGTAGGGCGAGACAGACCCCTTCTGTCCCGAGGGCGTCCCGGTCGTTGTAATCGGGTTGAGGCCGCCCATGACGATCTCATGGAAATAGTCGGCGTCGAAGTCGCTGGTGTTGGGCTTCTCCGCCGATTCCTTGACCTTGCGGACGAGGGCTTCGGCCCCGTCGCGGAACCCGAGAAGGCGCAGCAGGCCCTTGGGCGTGACGTAGAAGGAGTGGACGAAGGCGTCCTGGTCGTCCAGTTCGTCGAGGTCTTCCCGCAGGACGCCGAAGAACTGCGGGCGGATCAGGTGCGACTTCGGCCCGTGCGGACCCCAGGTCTTCTTCAGGATACCGCAGCCGTCGATGAGGCCGATGTCGACGCCCTGCCCGAAGGTCAGGCCCGCCTTGGCGCGGAAATATTCCTTGGTGAGGAACCGCCCGGCGGCGTCGCCCATCTCGGCGTTCTCGCCTTGCTCGTCACCGTCGAAGGTGACGTCGAACTTGACCTCGGAGGGGGAGAACAGGAGCGAGGAGAGCTTGTCCACATGGGAGAAGCACTTGTTGTGCTTGCTCGGGATGCCGTTGCCGGAGCCGGTGTAGTAGTAGGATCGGAAGAAGCGGTACATCTCCCGCCGCCTCTGGAGAGAGGCGTAGCACTCGTCGATCAGTTCCTTCGCAAACGGGGCGAGGTCTGCCGTCGTCTGCGGAATGGTGAACCGGAACTGCCCCATGGCTTCCTACTTGGAGTGAATCTCCAGGTTCTTCCTGGCGGTGGGATCAAGGCCAGCTTTCCCTGCCGCGTGCAATAGGCTCATGGGATCAACCCCTTCGGCCCTGGCTATCTGAGCCCCGCCGCCGACCATGGCTCTAGCCGCGTCGGGGGTTTGGGGAATGAGGTTCCCGATCGCGGCGGCCATGGGCGAGGTCGGCTTGGCCATGCCGACGCTGGCGCCCCAGAAGGAGGCGGCGCCCTGCTTGATGTGCTCGGCGACCTCGGGCGCTGCGCCAGCGTTCACCAACTCCTGGGCCATGGCGTCGCTCTCCGCGCCCTGGATCGGCGGGGGGAGCTTGGCGGCGACATCGCCCGGCTTGAGATTGTCGTTGAGGTTGGTGACCCCTAGCTTGCGCTCCGCCATACCGACGGCGAACTCCACGGCGCGGCTGACGTCGGTCTTCACCGCCGGAAGCGGCATCTGTTGGCTCGCCTCCAGGGATGCGCACATCGGACACTCCGGCTCGTAGTCGTAGGCCTCCCCGTCGTTGTGGACGGTGAACCAGCGGTGTTCGCAGACATCGCACTCCCAGGTGCGCCGGATGCGCGCCGCCTTCGCGCGAGCGGTCTCACGCCAAGCCATCACAAATCTCCTCCAAGAGCCTTGGCCCATGCGCGGGCGTCTCTATCCCTTTGCCGCTCGCGAAGGAAGTTAGGGATGATGTGGTCGACCACCCGGTCAGACTTCTCGCGCTGTTCCTGGTTCGCCATCTCGACCTTGTAGCTGCGATTCTCAGCCATCATGCCGTTTCTGATCCACTCGTTCCAGGCGTAGCAGGCGAGACCGGCGGCGATGACCCGGTCATCCTTGTTCCGACCGGACGCGGAGATGGCGTCTCCCTCCTGCTTGAGGGTCTGCATCTCGGCCAGGAGCGGCGCCGAACGGATCAGCAAAAGCTCCGTATTGTAGTTGTCCCGCATCTGGTTGAGCATGAAGAGCTTGTTGTCCCAGGCGGTCTTCCACCCGTAGCAGTACCCGGCGCCCATGCTGTCGGGCCGGTGCCACAGGTACCATCGCATCGAATCGAGGTTGCGCTGGATGTTGAGCCCGGTGGGCACGTCCCTGATCTGCCGCTGTTCAATCTGACGCTTGAGGTTCTTGATCTCCAGCATCACGGCCATGCCGGGGCCGTTGATCTCCAGGTTGACCCGGCAGTCCCGGTAGCAACCCGCCAGCCACGCCAGGACCCACGCGGCCTGCTGCGTCTCAGGCTGGCTTGTCGCGTACTCGGCGACCTGGACCATCTTGTCGCCGAAGCAGCGGAAGACTTCGATGACCGTCCGGTCGTTCGTCTCCGATAGTCCGTAGGCGACATCCATGCCTATCACATAGCGAGCGTCCTTGCGAGGCTCCTCCCAGACGCGAAGGTCCGCGTCCGTGGCGTTGAAAACCTCTTCGATCTTCAGGGAACTGAAGGTGATGCCGAAGCTGATGTTGTAGGCGCGAAAGCGGCTATAGACGCGAGCGAACTCGACGTCCCCGGCGACGCGGCGATTGTTGAAGAAGTTGGAGCCGGTAGTGACCCATGCCTCCAGTTCCGTGTTGTGCGTCTTGAATCCGTTGGCGTCGAATAGGTGATGCTCGTCGACCGTGACATTCCAGACATCCGCCTCACCTTCTGGCGTAACCGACACGACCTCGTCGGCCATCGTAATCGGCTTAACATTGAAATGAGTTGTTCCACCAGACACGTTGATGCGTGCGGTCTTCCTGGTTCCGATGAAGCCGATTTGCTCCCGAAACTTCAGAACCTCCGCTTTTCGTAGAAAAAGCTCGTATCCAACATACTCACACGGCTTGCCGTTAGGGGCGGTGGTTTTCTTGAGTCGGGTGTCGCGAGAGCACGTAATCCCGAAGGCAAGCAGTAGAAGCTGAATGTCCTTGCTGAACTGCTCGTGCTTGGTAAAGAAGCGGATTGCATTTCCCGCCGAGTCAACGAACCCATCTGTCTCGAACAGACCTCGGAGAAATTCCCTAACAACGGCCCGCTCAGAGCGCCAGATCACCTCCGGAACATGTACCCTACGCTTTGTGGGGCCGGTATCTGACCTCAGACATTCCAGCCTGGACAGGGTTTCGTATACCAGCTTGGAGCCCACCCTGACTTCGGTTCCCCCCTTATTGGCTCCGACTTCGCGGACATACCCGGAGACACCGAACAGGGTGTTCAGCAGACCGAGGACTTCCGCGACGACGTCCTGGTCCTTTGTGTCGACGCACAACGAGAAACTGTAGTGAGGCGCGGCCTGGATCGATCCATCGCCCATAAACATCCCGATGAACCGCCCGATCTCCGGCGTGATGTCGATGGACGACTCGATGACGCCCTCAGACCAGCGGTGTCGGTATCGATCGATAGCCAGCATGGGCGGGCATAGGCGAAGCTCCGCCCCCATGGCCTCTCCTAGGCCAACGAACGATTCGTCGACCCTCATCATCGGGTGGTCAGCCGTTCCGCATACCTCGTAACCACGCCGGGTCTTCAGGCGGAACAGTGTCGCATGGCCACTTACGCCAGCCTTCGTGATCAGTCCCAAGGTGCCAATTTGATCCGGCGCAACCTGATCGATTCGGAGGAGGCCGCTCTCCGTTCCGACCCGCGTGCCTCCTGAGACGCAGGAGGGAAACTCCTGCTGCATGGACTCGGCCGACTTGCTGTCGGCCTCCCGGCGATACCACGCCCACTGTTCGGTGGTGATCTGGTGGGCGTACTTGTCGAGGACTTCCTGCCCGGTCTCCTGCTCGTATTCGGTAAGCTCGGGGAATGTTCCCCACCATCGGGCGTAGGCCTCGGTGTCCCGCTTGATCCGGTAGATGTCTTTCATCCACCAGCCGATGAAGAAGAAGCTCTGCTCGGCGTCGTCCTTGGCCTCCTGGCACATGTCGAACCAGAGGTTCTGGCCAAGCGCCGTCGACTCCCAGAGGTAGAGGCGGTTCGGGTGCTCTCTGGCCAGGGCGGCGCGCAGGGAGTCGAGGCCCTTCTGGTCTCCCCATGACGAACACTCGGTCGCGTGGACGAAGTTGAAGGCGCGCGATCGGCCAAGGCCCGTGTTCTTCGTGCGCCCGGCGCTCATGTATTGCAGGCGCGAGGAGTTGGAGAGGACCAGGGCGTTGCGGTTGTGGGTGCGGATCGGGATGCGCCACGTTTTCGGAAGGCCGTCGAGCATCTGCGTGATGGTCTCGCGGAAGGTCTCCTTGTTGTCGCCGGTGTCGGCGATCAGCGCGCCCTGGAGGCCGGGGTTCGTATAGAGCCAGAAGATATCGAGGGGCAGGCAGGCGGTGGAGATGCCAAGCTGGCGGGCCTTGAGGTTCTTGAAGTCGTGGACCCCGTTCATCAGGCCCTCCTCGATCTTACCGAGGAAGAACTCCTGGCTCTGGTAAAGCTCCATGGCTGACGGCTCGGTCAGTTCCTTGGAGACGATCTTCACGCGGGGGAGAAATTCGTTCCTGAAAACCTGGAACGTGCGCTTGACGTGCTTCTGCTGCTCACTCAGTTCGATCTTCGGCATAGTCGTGATCCAGCCACAGAACCGCGATGGGCGGAGCATCCTGGCGCTCGCTCATCTCTTCCGCCTTAGAATGGACTTCGCATATCTTGGCAAGCAGGGTGACGGGGCTGACCCCGACGACGTCGACCGGGTCGGTGTTGCGGATCAGGAGCTTGAGGGGCTTCTCCTCGCGGCCCTCGCCCATCTTTCCGGCGAACGGCGCGCCGATCATGCCGGTGATCGTCGCGGTCTCGACGATCATGGTGCGCCCGCCCGTGGTGGTGAGTTCAATGAAGGCCCTCACGCGGCCTCGGCGTCTTCCAGGATCGGCGGCGGGTCCGTGGGCTTGCGGAAGTCCCTGCGCCGGTCGGTCTCGTGGAACACGGCGTCCTCCACGAGCATAAGCTGTTCGCCAAGGGCCTGCTGCATCTTGTTGACGATCGTCTCCTCGGTCTCGGCCGCCGCATGGACGCGGACCCCGTTACGGAGGAGAAGGGTGATGACGTCGACGCCACGATCGGCCTTGGTCGCCGGACCCCTCGGCCGGACGCGAGCCCCGTAGAAGGCGCCAACCTCGTCGGCCCGAACCCAGGAGGGATAGCCCTCGGCGTTCACCACGCGGAAATAGCCCAGCATCACTTCGTCCCCATCGCTTTGGCCAGGGCGCTGTCGTCCTTGGCCGCCCTCGCCGCAACCTGTCTGGCGCGCCCCGCCACCGTCGTCGCCCGCCTGCTCTTTCTCTTCGGCGGCGGCGGCCCGGCGATCATGTCGCGCATCTTGGCGATCCCCGGCGGCAGTTCCTCCTCGCCGTCGTCGCTCTTGATCCGCTTGGACTTCACCAGCCACTCCAGGGCGAGGCGGAAGGTCTGCACCTTCTCCTTGAAGCTGACGAGGGGCTTGCCGTTGTCGTCGACTGCGTCGGACGTGAGGATTTTCACGAAGTCCAGGGCGGCGGCGTCCATGGCCTCGAAAAGCTGCTTCTCCGTTGATGTCTGCTTGGGGGCCTTCTCACCGAACAGGGGCATTGCGACCTCCAAGCCAGGATTTGGATCGACCCATGGCAAAGGGCTTTCGGCCCCACTTGGAGCTTCCCGAATAACGGTAGCCAGCGGGACGAGGGTCGGCCCGGCCGTCGTCTCCCTGGCTCGCACGAACCACCACTTCAAGGTTCTCCCTCCTCACGTCGAGATGATTCCCGTTACGAGGCTTGACGATGACGCGGTGGAGCTTAGGTCGTAGCTCAGGGTGCATACGTATCGCGACCTCTCTATGGAGGCGGACACGATAGCGACGTCCCTTGGCGGCCTCGTCAGTAACAACGATCCACCGCTCCGACTGTCCCTTGCGCCAAAGTCGCCAGCTACGCATGGCGGCCCAAACATAGTCGGCGTCGTCGATGAGGACGGTGTATCCATCTGGGAGGGTGATCTCCGCCATCAGCGCCTCGGCTTCTTCGTTCGCTCGTCGAAGATGACGGTTCCGTCAGGCAAGGCAAGCTGGTGCTCGTTGATCCACCTGGGCGCCCGATCGTTGGCCCATTGGCTCTCGGCGGAGAACGACTCGTGGAGTGGCGTCTTCCAGTAGTCGGGATAGTGGAGCTTCTTGTCGTCCGGATTGATCCCCGTCGTCGCCCTGGGATCGCCCGCCATCAGGGCTCGCCAGAAGCCTCGCATATCGTAGTCGCTCGACAGCGCCTGGAGATCGAACGGGACCTTGTTCGTGTTGACCCAATTTCGGAACAGGCTCTCCTCCACCGGCGAGAGCGGCGTGTTGAAGTTGTGGAACCCTGGCTTGATCCACGCTTGGTTGCGGTTCAGGATCGCGCCCTGGTCATCGGTGAGCGATTGGGTCTGCACGTCAGATTCGGTCGTAACCGCTCCAGTCGAAGTTGATCGCCTTGCCGTCCGGGAGGGTCACGGGGTCGCCCGTCCGCAGGCGTTTTCCTTGCACGGCCATCGATAGGAATGGTTGTGAGTGGTAGACCTGAACCGCGATCTTAGGGACGAAGGCCGTCCTGGTGATCGACACCAACTGCGGCATAAGCGGAGCGACCCGCTCGGCAGCGAGCTCCGGCAGGGGCGGCAACAGCTTGCCGACGACCGGGAACGCCGCCGCTCCGGCCAGCCATCCGAAGAGACCCCGTCTGGTGGAGATCATTCCCGCCAGCCTCCGATCGGGGCGGTGAACGCCTGGGTTCGCATCCCCGGCTCCATGATCTCGCCGGTCTCCACGAAATGCTCAAACGCCTTGGCGCGGATGAGGGCCGTGGTGTCGTTGCCGAAGTTCTGGGCGCACGCGATCTCCAGGCACTTCAGTCGGATGTCTTCGGCCCGGCTGTCATGACCCTGGCGCTTGGCCGGAGATTCGTTGAGCGGGATTTTGTCGACCATGGTAGGGTCTCGCCAGACAGTGTCATGCTGCGGAGGATGGGGATGGGTCCGGGGGCTCTCGCGTCTCGCGGAGTTTATCCAGGTGTTCGATGTGTCTGTTGATCAATTGCCAGTGCCGGGTCGAGAACCAGTCGAGCGCGCCTATCAGTTCGTCGCGCGTCATATCGCCGATTTTCTTCCCCCGATAGTGTGTCAGCTTCAATCGTCGCCCCTGTCCAGGGTCAGGTTGTCGGGGAAGTCCCAGGCGCCGCCGATGAGCGGGTTCCAGAGGGAGACCTGTTCCTTCTCTCCGTCCACGGCCATCGGGGCGGTCATCACCATCCAGTCGACGCCCTTGCCGTCCCTTACGCGGTCCCCCGGTTTCAGCTTCTCTTTCACGGGCGCGGGCTCGTCAAGGGCCTCGACGAAGTCGGCCTCTTCCAGGCGGACGGAGTAGCCGGAGACGCTGCTGGCCCAGATGTTCTCGGCCGTCGCCTCCACGCGGAGCTTCACCAGGATCATCTGGCCTGGGATGACGTCGTCGAAGGCGCTCATGAGTGGACCACATAGAGGTTGGCGGGAACATCACAGGTGCCGCCGGGCTGGCGGGCCAGGATGCAGGGAAGGTAGCTGGCGGTTCCGGTCACGGGATCGACGATGGAGTTCACCGGATGGGTGCAGCGGCGGACGCCATCGCTGAGCGTGGTGATGAACTTACAGTTCACGCAGAAGAGGGTTGCGTCGGTCAAGCCACCGGCTCCCATAGCTTGCCCTCCCTGCCGCAGATGTCGTGCCGCTCGTAGCGCATGAGGGCGCAAAGCTCCTGCGTTTTTGTCCCGCTGACAAGGTCCGTGCGCGCCGCCCTGGGGTGGGTGCAGCGGAAACGGTCGCGGCCCCACTTGCAATCGACGCAGAACTTAATCTCGCCCGACATCCAACGCCTCACTGAGCTTGTCGATCACATGCTGGGATGTAATCCGAGTCGTGCATTCCCACTGCTTCACCGTGCCCTTGTGGCGCGGGCACCAGAAGAAGTCGTTGTGGTCGAACCGCTCGGACGTGTCGTTCCAACAGCCGTTGCAGGCGTTGAAGTTGATCACCCGGTAGGGGGTTTCGAACTCGTTGAAGGGGAGGGTGAAGCCGCTGATGAGGACGGTGGGCGTCCCCAGCGCGTTCGCCAGCCACGCGAGGCCGGAGGAGAGGCCGACGAACGCCTCGGCGTAGGCGATCCAGTTGGCTCGCTCCGTCAGGGGGCGATCGCCCGTCTGGTCTTCGGCCCCTTCCGGGATGGGGTAGGAGAGGTAGCCCCTGGTGAACCGCCGCTCGCGGTCGATGCAGATGACCCGGTAGCCCATCCCTTTGGCCCAGGCGACCACCTTCTCCCACTCGCCGGGGTTGTTCCAGTGCTTGGCCGCGCTGGTGGAGTGCGTGGCGATGACGATGTATTTATCCTTGATCTGCCGCTTGCCGAGGTAGTGGAGGCCTGCGGCGCCTAGCCAGCACCCCTGTTCGAACGCCGGAACCCCCAGGATGTAGGCGGCGGTCTTGTGAAGGCCCACCTGACGGAAGTCGACGGGCTGGTGGCGATGCTCGGCGCTGTCGTCGAAGAAGAGGCCCAGGTAGTAGGAGGCGTAAGCCTTGTCCGCGAGGCGGAGGGCGGCGTACTCCTCCTGCGTGAGGAAGCGGATGTCGGGGAAGGCGGGCGCCAGGAGCGGGATGATCAGATCGCTCATGGTGACGGTGAGGTCGCACTGGTGCTCGTCGTGGAAGGCGAGCACGTAGGGAACCCACGCGAGGATGTCGCCAAGGGTGCCGACCGGGAAGTGGATGGCGACGGGCTTCCCCTTGGCGTCGTAGCTGTGGGTCCAGATGACCTTGCCCGCCTCCTCGATCTCGAAGCGGATCGGGACGAACCAGTTGCGGGGATTGAACATCATCCCCGACCCCATGGGCTGGTCGGCCATAAGTTCGCCGGTCCGCATGTCCTTCATGCGGACGATCCACGGCGGGGCGATTGCCCTCTGGATGGCCAGCCGCGCGCCCGCGTTGAAGTCGAAGGTGACGCCCTCAAGCTCGCACGTCTGGTTCGGCGCGGGGGGAGGATAGGGGTAGAAGCCGAAGGTCACCGGCCCCTGGTGAGAGGTCGGCGGGGAAAGCGGCGGCGCGGGCTGCGGAGACAGTCCGGTCATATCCAATCCCATCAGCGGTACAATCCTCGCTCTATAAGTTCATCTCCAAGGTGTTTCATGACGAGACCGGCCTGTGCCTTATGGTGGTTACTCAACTTGTACCAATCCTTCGGCTCAACCTCGAATGTCGGCGGGTTCATGACCCTTTGATCTATCGGCTTGTCCTTGCAGATATCGCAATCGCAGGGATCGTGCAGGGTGATTTTGAGGGTTACCTCGGTCATCATACCTTCCAGATGTTCATTTGCCAGTAATCGGACTCGGGCTTGTCGTGCCGGTGCTGGATGAAGCGGTCGATCATGAACGTCTGCGCCATCATGGCGAAGATGTCCTTGCCGTCTTCGGCCCAGAACCAGGGCTGGTCTTCCGACGCCCTGGCCGGGACCAAGCGCATAGCGTGGTTGATGATGACGCCCCTGGCGTTGATCTTCATGGACTGCTGTAGGCGGCGGATGTCGGCGGCCGGGTCCAGGGAGTGCTGGAGCACCCAGACACAGATCGCGCCGTCGAAGGCCCCGGCCACGCCGTCCAGGAGCGAGGGGTCCATGACGTTGAAGCGGCCGGAATTGACGTAGTCCTTGGCCATCTCACGCATGGTGGCGCTGGTGTCGACGCCGACGACGCGGCAACCGAAGGTGTCGATCATCGCCTTGGAGAGGCGTCCGATCCCGCAGCCA